ACTCATCTTCTTTAACAGCTTGGATAGACCAGACGTTGTTTTTGTTAGATGGTTGTGCAGGTTTGTTCTTGTGTGCAGCTTTGATTTCCTCGATAGGATCAGCGCCGAACAGGTTAGACTTTGGGTTACTCAGGTAGTCAATAACATCAAACTCATAGTCTGTGACCCACTCACGATTGCCAAGTTTACCTTCACGTGGACCAGCAGCGATACCACGATTCTGCGTTTCGGTTGCTGCTTCTCGCAGACCAAGATATGCTTGCTCTTGCATCTCTTTTGAGAAGAAGTTCTTACGGAACTTAAAGATAATCTTGCGCTCATCCATGCCCTTGTCGCAAGAATTACAATCGTTACCACACTCAGCCTGAGTGCCTAGATCGCAATCTGGTGGCGCATATACATCGCAATCTTCTTCTACCAGAATGTCATAATGACGCTCATCAACAAACTGTCCAAGCAAATGCGATGCATCATATTTCTGTTTTGCTACAATTACCTTTACCATACCTTCTCCTTAAAACTTAAATCCTTCGAACGACTCAGTCTTTTGTCTACGTCCAAATGATGACTTATCAAACATAGGCTCATCGTCGTTTTGTCCAGCATCTGACAATCCTGTTTGTGCAGATGCCTCTGTGTCATACAATTTCATCTTTGCTCTATCAATACCAATAACGAATCTCTTGTAGAAGCTAGGATCGTTATAACGATTCTTCAACTGTTTAACGATAATCTGATTCAATGCTTCTAGTTCTTCATTACTTACCAGTGCAAACATGAAGTCCGCTGTCGCAGGGAGACCAAAAGATTCTGAAGTGTCCTCAAGTCCTGGGTCTGAATTTGTATATCCAGATCTAGTTGTTTGAGTTGCGCTAACAATAGGAACATTGTATTCAACTGCCAGACCTCTTAATTCTTCTGCGATTGCCTTTACATATGTATAAGAATTGATATTTGCACCTTGTTTCAATCGCTGGCTAGCACAAATGTTAAGATAATCAATAAAGATAATATCTGGCTTGAAATTTCGTTTCATCTTCAATTCTTCAAGCAAGGCACGAAAGTGTCCAGAGTGAGCACCTGCAGTTGGATACTCTTTGATGATAAGTTTACCTTGAGTCTTTTTAGCAATCTTATCAATTCTGTTTTCGTAGATATCTCTATCAATAACCTTCAATTCATCCATGGTCAGATTCAAGAGATTCGCATCAATACGTTCAGCGATTCGCTCTTCTGCCATTTCCATAGTTATGTATAAAACATTTTTACCCTGATTTAAAACAGAGCCAGCAACGTGACACATGAACAGAGACTTACCAACACCAGTACCAGCCAGTGCAATGTTAAGAGTTTTCTTACTCAATCCACCTTTGGTGATCTTGTTGAACATGTCCAGATCGAAAGAAATCTTCTCCTCGACACGATGGTAGTATTCATATCGATCGGCGTGGTCTGAGATGTAGTCATGACCAACATGACTATCAAAAGAAACGGAAAGAGCATCAGATAAGATAGAAGGAATAGCATCTTGTGTGTGTACCTTGTCTTTACCATCAATGATTTTGATGGACGTCAGAATTGCATTATAAACAGCACGGTCTTTACAGAATTTTTCCGTGTTCTCAAACAACCAGTCTTCATTGACTGGCTCATGATTAATAGTAGTAATGTACTCGTTTAACTCAACCAGCTCTTTGTCAGTAAGATCTTTTCTGTTACTGACTTCAATCGAAAGAACATCCTTTGTTGCTGGCTTGTTGTACTTATTAAAGAACTCAATTATTTCATGAGCAAGGATTTGTTCTTTTCTGTCTGCAAAATAATCTCGTTTGATAAATGGAACAACTTTTCGGCAATATTGTTCATCATAAATCAGGTTGGATAAAATCTTTTGCTCTATTCTCATCAACTCCACCTGTGTATACTACGTTGTTCTTTAAAAGGTTTTCTTCTAGCATATCGATGAGGATGTCACCGATATGATTTCTAAATTCTGTTGGATCAATTTTACCAACAGGGTTTTCATGTATGTCATACTCGAATTGCACTCGAAGAACATCTTCTTCTTCGAGTAAACGGACTCTACCGTAAGTATAAATTATACCCTTATACTCACCTGTAGTCAACTCTACCATGTAGAGTCCGTTTACATCCTCATCTAACAACTTGTAGTTCTTCATTCCTCGAATTCCAAATTGTTAAGAGCCTCGTCTAAATCGTCTGCCTTAATCATATCAACAGAACCGATAGAGTATTTGTTCTTAACAAAATCATAGAATGATCTATCCATTAGAATAGGCATCCAGAAATCTTTGTTCTGTGTATCCTTTTCTCTGTAGTTCTTTTCTTCACCAGCTTTGGCGTACCAACCATTCTTTGGTTTGATTACATGCCCAGATTCAAGAGCAAGATCGAGCAAGCCAGACCACTTGCTAATGCCACCATCAAAAGATACAGAAACAGGAATCTTAGATTTTTCTTTAACATATCGTGATTTCTCTACGTTGATAATAAAATTGTAACCAGTTACCTCAGTACCGTCTTTCTCTTGCTGACGACCCAAGATAAAGATATTATCTGCAGAGTAGTAAGAACCAGTGCCACCACCAACGATATCCTTGGGGAACATACCAATCTCTTTGTATGTATGGTTAACCACAACCATAGGGATATCCTTCATGGTCAAGTGTGGTGTTACCATACGGAATAATGACTTTAGTTGTTTGGCACGACTCATATCAGCAACTGCTTTTTGTTCTAGCGCATCCTCAACTTCTTTCTTAGAAGCTAAGTTACCGATAGAGTCAATGATAATCATCAACTTATCGCCACGTTCTACATTGTTGATTTGTTGCATAACATCGAACTTAAGCTGTTCAATATCAGTGATAGGAGTGTGTACAACCCTATTAGTATCGATCCCAAAAGAGTCAAAGTAAGACTGAGGAGTACCAAACTCAGAGTCATAGAAAAGGAGAGCAGCATCTTCATATTTGTCTAGGTAAGATTTTGCCATCAGCAAACTGAAAGCAGTTTTAAAATGCTTGGATGGACCAGCCCACATTGTGAGTCCAGGTGTAAGTCCACCATCAAGACGACCAGAAAGTGCGACGTTGATAACTGGGATTGTGGTTGGAATCATATCCTTCTTAGTGAAGAATTTTGATTCAGAAAGAATAGCAGATTCTTTGATTGTGCTATTCTTTTTAATTTTGTCTAGGATACTCATATTAACCTTTCAAGAAATCAAGAAGTTGTTCTTCTTTCATTAAGCCAACGTGGCGACGAATCTCACTTCCACTTTCGTCTACAAGAACCATAGTTGGTACTGATCTAACTTTAAAATCTTGCGCCATAAAAACATTGTCATCGATGTTAACACTCTCGACTTCTACTGTGATCTTGTCACCAGCGTTCTTAATAACTTGGCTCAATGCTTTGCATGGACCGCACCACTCGGCATAAAATTTCAACACTTTCATTTATATCTCCTATTATACAGTAACTTTATTTGTAAAGCAAATTTATCCAAAGAAGTCTTCCAAAGAAGTTTCTTCTTTTGTTTTCCAACCCAACGATTCAATTACAATTTGCAAGGCATCTTCGAATACCTTTTGGAATTGTTTATCATAATCTATGTATGCATGCAATCCAAGTTCCTTTGGCATCTCTGTGATGAATGCGATTGTATCTTCTTGGATTGGGTTTGGTGTTCTTAGATAGACGAATTTAATTTTGTCACCATCACGAATTGCTTGATACTTCTTATCGATGTTTAGGCGTTTGCAGTGATGATTGAACAGCAAGGCAGCACGAACTTGAATTGGAGTTCCCTTGGTATAGATTGGCGAACCAGCGTATTGTTTAAGTCCACTGACGCTACGTGGGAATGCGATGTCTTCAACTGGCATCTCAACGAATGCTTTTCTGAAGTCCATAACATACTTATGTAAATCCCTTTCCGTTCCGTGCAGGATAACTTGTAAAGATTCGTGAAGTTTATCTCGGATGACAGCTGGAGTCGATGACTTGACCATCTCAAGACCCATCACCTTGACCTTTGGCTTGGCATACTGCACACCTTCAGAGTTGTGCACATTAATAACATATCGTTTCTTGGCAGTCCAGATTGCTTTGTCAGCAAGAACCTCTCGCTTCATCTGCATCTTTTGCGCATACGCATTCATGTAGTCAGCAAGTTCTTGATAACCTTGATCAATGAATGGCTGGAATACTTCTTCACACATCTTGTCCATGGTCTTGATCTTTTGTTCGGTTGTTTTACCAGCACAAACCTTTTCGATCAAGTCTTCAAGAGTTAGATAAATCGAGTCCGTATCAATCGCAACTACAAAGTCTTTGCCCTCCGACTTGAGAGTCTTGTTCATCATGTTGTTCAGTTTATTCGCCATCCAACGAATAGACAACTGACCAGAAAGTGTAATACCCTCAGCCATACGGATATCAAAGTAACGGAAGTATTGGTTACCCATCGCACCATAAGCAGAGTTAAGAGCAATCTTCATCGCCATCTGCAGGTTGTTAAGACGAGAGATGTCTTTCAACAAATGCTTTTGTGACTTGTCCTTTTCGTATTCCTGCTGAACCTTCAACATCTGTTTCTTAAACTTTGAACGATTGGCGTACATAGTTTCCATCAACTCAGGCATAAACCCTTTGATGTCTTTACGGTAAGTCCAACCATTAGCAGTCAGAGTTAAATCTCTGCGCTTTGCATACGATGTATCAATTTCTTTCGCCAACAACTTGTCTACACTGCAAGGAATCTTTTCGTGCGTCAGAGTCTCTGGCGAGATGTTGTACTGCATAATCAAGTGAGGGTACAGCGAGTTCAAGTCGAATGATGCCATCCATTTGTGTTGACCAATGATCGGGTCTTTCACATATGCACCTTCGAATTGTTCTGACTTACCACCATTGCTGACCTTCATCGGAATGACGATACCCTTTTTGCGCAAGTGATTATAGATGATAGTGTCCCACATACGAACCTGCGAGTAAACATCTTCGAAATTGATCTTGGCATTGTAAGCCATGGTCAAGTGCAGTTCGATTAGACGCATCTTGTCTTCAAGACGATCTACAAGTTCTACGTCATGGATGTTATAGACTACGAATTGATCCCAGTGAAGAGTATAGAAATCCTTGAATGACTCTCCAGGATTTTCTTTCTTTTTATCGCCTAGTTCCTGATCTGCAATGTAGTCCAGTCTGTAGGATTCTTGCTTGGTGTAGGTATACTTTTTGTACAACTCAAGAAAGTCAAGTTGACTAATACCAGAAATATCATAGTGGAGTTCTTCATTGCCTTTGATGAATGTGTTTCGTTCGCTAATCAATCCCCATGGACTCATCTTCTTGGCAAAAGACTCGCCAAGTTCACGTGTCAATCGTTTGATCAAATAAGGCATATCGAAGAAGTCGGTATTCCAACCAGTGATAACATCTGGATAGTTTTGTTGCCACCAGATGATAAATGATTTGAGCAACTCTAGTTCGGTACTGTGATTGAAGATGGTAACATCTTCACGATCTGTTTTGTATTCGCCATACTGCGTTTGTGCGAATGTGTAGATCTTTTTCTGCTGTAGATCCTTGACAGTGATCAGCAAAACTTCTTCATTGGCACTACGAATGTCTGGGAATCCAGATTCAGTTTTAGTCTCGATGTCAATAGTGAATACTTTGATCTGTTCCATATCCCAGTTGACATCATCTTCATATGTGTCACTGATATACTGGTACGCATAGTTGGTGTTACCGTAAATCGAGAACCCAGAAACATCTTCGTATTTCTTAACGAACTCACGTGTCTCTTTAATAGTTCCAGGTTTCATCTCATCAACATACGCCCCATCCAAAGTCTGCCATTTAGATTCAGACTTAGAAGTGACAAAAAGCGTAGGGTAGAAATCTACCTTACGCATATATCGCCTACCCTTATCATAACCGATGACGAACATCTTGTCGCCATACGGTGCTACATTAGTATAAAATTCCATTACTTTGTTTTCTCTGCCAATTCTTTATATCCTGCCCAACTTGGATGAATCTTATCGGACTGCAGCCGAGGGATTGGTAAAATAGTATCACCGAAGTTTCTGGCAATAATTTCGATCATGTCTTGGATACTCTTGATGTCAACATTGCTGGCTTTAAGATTGCCAGCAGGTAGAATCCAAAACACACGTTTGCCTACCACTTGCTCACGCATGCTGAGCAATTCTCTAAAAGAGTTCACTCCAATGTGGTCATTGGATCCCAAGCTAATAATAACTGTCTCAGCTGGACGGATTTTGTGAGAGTAGTGCTTATTAAACTGCCAAGTATTGATTCCACCTTTACCAACAAGAGCACACTCTTGTCGAACCTGATGTGTACCAACAGCAATACTATCACCAATAATTAAACATTCAAGCATTAGATTTCCCGTACATTAGTTGCATAGCGTCCAGAGCACAATCATGGACTGGGTGATGTTTGATCACCTCGTGTCGTTTGAATAACGGATGGTCTACATCTACATAGCCATTCGTAGTTCCATAGAGGATGTCGACTGCAGTTCGGACATCTCTCCACATATTATACCCTG